ATCCAATGACTCTTGATATTGTTCTATTTGTCTTTGAAAAGCTTCCAATTTTTGACGATTCAACTTAGAAGTATTGATTTGTTCTTGTAATTCGGCAATTTTATTTTGAATGCGTCCTTTTTTATCATGATACTGTTGCTTATCACTATTCAACTGTTTAATTTCTTGATCTATAGCATCTCGTTCTTCGATATATTGAGCTTTGAGTTTTTCCAAATGCTCAATATGTGTATGAGGAACATCTTGCAAACACTTATCACATTGGACAGTGATATCGACAGATGATACAGAATTTATTTGATTAATTTTTAAACGGCGCAGCGTCTCTTTAGTAGATATCTCGTGGTTAATTTGCCCGATTTTGCCATCTAATTTTCTCCATGCTTCGTGATATTTGTCTTGTTCGTTTGATATCTCAGAAACATCCAAAATTTCTATAGCAGAAATAGATTTTGTGATATCTTTGATTTTATTAGTAATATCATTTCTTTTTTGTTCGAGAAGTTGTTCTCTTTCAGCTAATTTTTTCTCATAATCCGCTTGTTGAGCATTTAGAGTATCTAATGTATTATTGATTTCCTCCAATTTGGCACTGGAAACATTAGTATCATTCTTATTGTCTCGTATAAGATTTTTAAGTTCATTACTCATTTTGCCAAAAATTTCCAGAGAGAAAATATCATTGATAAATTTTCTCTTCTCTTCTGGTTTTTTAGCCATGAAAGGAATGTTATCAGATAATGATAATATATCACAACTACGAGAAATGATAGCATTCGAGTCTATTAAATCACATATGAATTTATCAGTGTTAGCGATAGAATCTTTTGTAATATCAACATCACCTTGTAGCAAGGTCACTGAGCTAGGTTTAACCTGACGTTTTACAGTATATGATTGAATATCGTTTTCAGTTTTTACATCAAACGTGAGTTCTATAGCACCTTTGCCTTTGGTGACATTATTGATGATAAACTCTTTTTTTAGCTCACGAATTGTTTTACCGAAAAGAGCATAGTAAAACAATTCAGCTATACTAGATTTTCCAATACCGTTAACTCTATCAGGATTATCGATATTTTTACCAGTGATTAGATTGAACCCAGATTGAAAATCGATATTAATTTGATCGTTGCCAATACTGAGGAAATTTTGCCCCTTTAACGTTTTAAAATTGATACTTTTCATTTACACTTTTCGTATAGTTCGTCGTTTATTTTTTTAACTCTCTCTAATTTATCAGCATCGAGAGACAATTGTTCATAAAATTCATCAAACATTCCGAGAATATCGATAGAATCAATTTGTTCTACGTCACCAATTGTTTTTGTTGTCACATTGTATTCGACGGTCAATCGAAACGGTGCGAAATTGCTTAGATAAATTTTGAATTTGTTTACTTTATCATCATCAATATCTTTGTCAATGATTAGTTTGACAATGTTACCTTTGATATCTTCGGCTTTGTAATTTTTAATTTTAGATAATAAGATTTTAACAAACCGTGGAGATACAATGTTCTCGACAAATTCTAAATCACCAGTCTCTAAGTTTAGAATATGATATCCTTTGGCATCACCAGAATCATTGAAATCATGATGAAATGTGTTGCCAACATAATGAATACAACCCTCATTATATTTCTTAGTGCTTTTAAGATGAAAGTGTCCTGAAAACACGGTGTTGGTTCTAGCGCCCAATAAATCTATAACTTGCAAACCGTGATCGCATACTTTGAAGTTATTCATTTTGAATGTTTGTATCTCAAAATGACCGAAGATATAATCAAATTTACCATCTGGTAATTCGTGATTCCAAGGAACAAATAATAATTTTTTACCAAATGCATCGACCGTTAAGTTCTCATCAACAATTGTAATGTTGTCATGTCCTTTTAGAAACCCCAAACTATGCACATCAGAACGATTTTTGTAATATGCATCGTGATTACCCACGATCATGAACATATTAAAATCTTTGAATTTAGAAATCAATTCTGATGCAACGTGAATAGTTTGAACTGAAATTTCGCTTCGATTGTGGAAAAAATCACCAAGAAAAAATACATCTTGAATTTTTTTACTTTTCAAATCAGATACAATCCAGTCTGCCCAATTTAATGCGACCGTATGCCAATCCGAGGAGTTACCATACAGTCCTAGATGAAGGTCTGAGAATATTGCAGTCTTTGTTTTTTTTATCATGTGTTGTGTAAGGATTTGTATGTTATTGTTTCAACACATTCAATTAAATGTGTTTAGATGCTAGGATTAAACCAACATTGGCGAACGCATAACAGAACCATGTGAGTCCCCATGCCCATTGTTGTTTGAGACAGTATACCACACCGACTGTAAAATACAATACCGCTGCTATAGAAATTACTATATGCTCAAAATTCATCGTCATATTCGTCACCTTCGATAATCGGTTTGACGTAAACGTGTCCCATAGAGTCAGGACCAGACATAGTGTCCATATAAACCATGTCTCTATACTCGTTCAAGCCATCGTGTTGACCTTTTTCTTTATTAATTCTATTGGTAAATGCGTTCCATGCAATTCTATTAAAATATGAGAATGGGTTGAAATCAGATTCAATGTTATATAACTTTTTCTCTAAAGCATGATACATTTTGACTATAGCATCACCGACCATTTCTTCTTTCCAGCTTTTAGAATATCTAATGAAGCGATGATTATATGATAATCCTTCAGCGATTTTGACAATATTCATCGCCAAGTCATTTGTCATTTTATCATTTCCATAATATTCGGTCAATAATTTCCGAAACTCTTTCGAGCTCACATAATAACGTTCTTTCAATTCTTTATTCATAAATTAATAGTTTTCTCCTTCCATTGGATTTCTTCATCACTGTAAATATTTTGACGATATTCCGCATGAGAGGTTGAGTATCTCGTGTTGTCACAAACATCGAAAATTCTAAGTTTGTGTTTATTTTCGTGTAGACGAAGACCCCTACCGATTGATTGCACTACTCTGATATAACTTTTACCCAACCCTACAAATAAAATATTAGGGAGATTTTTGATGTTAATACCCGTGGAAAATATAGAAGACATTGCAATGCAAATGATATCATTTCGATCTTCCATCATCTGTATGATTTTCAATCTTTCTTCGACCGCCATTTCACCTTTGACAAAAAATACACGTCCACAAAATCTATCAGACAATACAGATAGTAAATTATCTCCATGATTAAGATGATTAACCATGATAAGAATATTGTTCTCAAGTTTGTCAACAAGTTTACCAATAAGTTGGTTCCTTTTTTCGTTTTCATATAAATATTCCAATTCTTGCTTATATTTAAATTTATGAGGGTTTTGGTGTAGTAGTTTGATCACATGAACTTCAACATTTGATAAGAAATTCTCATCTCTCAACTCTTTAGAAGATTTTTCATAAATAACAGGACCAAATATACCGATGGTTTTCCATCTATCTATCAATTTATCTGATAAAGTTCCAGTAAATCCAAATTTATTTGGTGTATGAATTTTGTTAATAATTTTAGAAAGATTGGAATCACTATTAACTCCATGTGCTTCATCAGTAATCAAAAGATCAACATCGATCAACCAATCGTTTTCCAAAAATTTACTATTCAAATTCTGTGTATTGCAAATAACAACTTGTGTATCCTGCAAAGGGTTATCACCCGTCCATCCAGAATATGTGAACGTCACTTCATACTCTTTGAAATCTTTTTGCAACTGTTCCACTAGTGATAAACCCGGAACAATCACCAAACATTTAAAGTTGGGACGATCAAAATTTCTCAAATAATTCTCAATTAACAGTGCCTGTGCCAGTGATTTACCAGCACCTGTGGCGAGTAGAAAAATACCATAACCTCTTTTCAAACCATCCAAAATAGAATCTTTTTGATAGTATCGTGCAGTGTATTTGAGATCATCCCAAAATTCAACTTTCTTTCCACAGATTAATCTTTTTTTAAAGTCATCTGTCATTTGAATATCGGTGATCTGTTGGTCTCTAAGGTATTTCATAATTTCACCATAGAAGCCAAAATCGAACAATCCAGTTGGTGTTATGACATACTTCCTATCTTTTACAAATCTCTGACCTTTACGTTTGGCAAATACTGCGCCGTCATTTTTTACAGAAAAATGGTTACGTAAAATTCCAAGTGTATCACTATCAGTGATAACTTGACCCATTCGTCGAGAAGGTTTGTAATCCAATGTTATCATTGTTCTTGCAGAGTTTTAACAGCGATAATATTTTTAATATCATTACCAATAAAAGTTATTTGATTCACTAGCTTTTCCAAATACTCAATAATAAACGCTTGTTCTTTGATTTTTTGATTGATAGTGTCCATCGAAGGTGATTTATCAACCTGTGTGCTTAAAACCTGTTCATTCAATGCTATCGGTGATTCAGTGATGATCTTTTGTTTGAGAACATTACGATGTGTCGTTTTCATTTTATTGAGATTATCCATTTCGATTTTGGCATCAATTAATCGACATACCCAAAAATGTTTTTCGGCTGGAACACGTTTAGCTCTATCTTCGAGATTAAAATCATCAATGCCGCAAAACTCTTGATACTGTTGTTGATACTTTTTAAGCTGTTCCATACTGTCTTATTATGATAAATACTATTATGAGAAAGTCAAGTG